GGTGGGGTTATCAGAAGGGGATATAATCAGCTGCTGGGTGTCACCATCAATCACGCAGATAACACCGCTGATAGCGCACCAGAGTGCGATCCCGTGCGGTGACAGAATCACATCAGCGATATTAAAGCGCGCGCTGTTGTTCAAGTTTTTCCATCCTTTTGGCTCGCGCTTTATGAATAGAGTCGTCTTGCTCAATGGGCATTCTCATACGGACGCTAACCCACTGCATAACTTCACTTTCAATCCAGCGGATTGACCGTTTTGATAAAGTAATTCGCTCAGGGAAATCACCATTGTTTTCTAATTTCCAAATCGTTGAGCGAGACAGCCCTGTTAAATAGGCCACCATCTTGAAGTCGATCAGCCTATCGTTTGGATCCATCAAAATCCCGTTATACTCTCTGCACGTTGTCATCATATTTTCCTTAAATCGGCACACGTCCTTGTGCTGGTGGTTATCCTTTAACGTATTACTGATATTCAGGCTTCATATCACTCAGCGTCATACTGAATTGCTCATACAGTTCAGCGCCGAGCTTCGTTTTACGGGCATTCAGCAGCTGTTCCACTTTCTGAAATGCTTCTGCGGCTTCCGGTGTGCCGGGTTCCGGCAGAGAATTGATCTCTGCTTCCAGGAGATTGCGTGAATCGATAACGTGATATGCCTGAATCGCTTTGTTTTTCAGTTCAGTAAACAGGGTGATACCCATTGCCTTTTTGCCTTCATCAATCCGGCTACGGATATCTTTCACGGCATCCAGTGTTTCGGCGGTATCGATAGCACGGCGGATTTTCTCAGCGTCGAATTCTTCAACCAGTTCACCGGTGACTTCTTTTACCGGTTCCGGCTGTTGTGGTTCTTCCTGCTGGTGGGATAGTTCACTGAGTGTTACGCGCTCTTTCGGCGGGGTGACGTCTTTCATGGCGCGTTCCTGAATCTCATCAGGTGTGTAAACACCCATAATCACTTCTGGGCAATACAGGCGTGACCAGTATTTTATTGCCAGATAGGCGATCTGCTGCTTTGGCATATTTGTCCAGAGTGGTGAGTTGCGCGTCTGGACATCAGCCAGATAAACCGGCTCACCCCAGGTTATTTCACTGTCACCACGCAGCACCGCGCCAACTTCAACATAGAGGCCAGACTCATCGCGGTTTTTGTCTTTTTTACCGACAATTTTTTCCCATTCGCCGCCGTAGCGGTAATGGAACCGGCCATCAATAGCGGTTGAGCTTGTGATTGCGGCATTGACCAGTTGAGCTTCGTAACCGAGTGTGCCGTTAATAACATGGGTCTTCTGACCGACAACGTAGGGATCCATACCCCAGCGGACCGACTGCATTGTTATTGCCAGGCAATCAGAGGGTTTACCCTGTAAATGTTTCGGTACCGTCACGGTGCCGGACGCCATTAACTCGGCAAGGCGCATCAGGCGATCCATTGAATCCGGATTCATCAGCAATGAGGTGTTATTCATAACGGTCGGCGGTGTATTGGTTTGAACAGTTGTTACTTCTGACATAGTGAAATCTCCGGCCCGGCTATTGCCGGGCATAAAATAGGGTGAGTGTTATGCGGCGTCCATTTGCAGCGATTCCAGGCGGCGCATATCGAAATCGTTCAGGCCGATAGTGAGTGTGGTGGTGACCGGTCCCGGCCATACATCGGTGTCCATAGCCTGGCGGATATCGCGCAGTGTCTTTTTGTATTCCAGGCGGCCGAGTTCCAGTAAATCCGGCGAAGCTTCGACTACCGCGACCCAGTTGTAATTTTCGTCTTTGTTGACGAAGATCCAGAAGAACTGTTCGAGTTCGGCAATATCGCAGTACATGGCAGCACTGACGTGATAATCGCGGTTGAGTATTTCCCGGCGGATCATGGCCTCGATTGCATCCTGCTTGAAACGTCCGAGTGATACCGATTTCAGGTCGAACCCGATACGGCTGTCCGAGGTGGATATTTCAAGGTCTGGCCGGACGCGGACTTCCAGCCCGGTATCTTCATCAATACCGTAATAACTGACTTCCACGGCGCGGCCCGGATGATTAATCAGCGGCCTGATTTCAGGGTGCTGGTAGACAGCTTCCTGCATGGCTTTGCCGAGCTTTAACTGATCACCAGTGATACGGATACGTGATTCATCTGCCTGCCATGCCTGCATTAATTCATCAGCGAAAACAGTTTCCGGTGATACGCCTTTGATTCTGGCGATAAGGTCTTCTTTCTTACCGGAGGTAATCAGCGGATCCGGCTTATTGCGTTCTGCTTCCACCAGCTCAGGATTTATTTCTTCCAGCTCCCGAATCATGTCGATACGTCCGCCGGATGTTTTCAGCGGTACCGGCAGGGTATTATTGAACGTCTTGATACAGGCTTTCATTGCCGCGGCGGTGTGCTTTTCATGTTCCGGAATGGTGCGGAAAGCATCAGGCAGAGAAACATAGAGAGAGCCGATTTCTTCAGCGTTACCGGACAGAGATAACGGCTGCGGCAGCGTGGCGTTATGTGCCTCAATCTCTGCTTTCAGCTCGTCGTTGCTCATCACTGGCGCCAGCCAGGCGTTATAACTCTCAATCCATTTCTTCATGGATTCGGTGTTGGTCAGTGCATCAGCCGGGATAACCGGCGGCAGGCTGAATTCCGTGTCCAGCTTTTCCGGCTCCAGTACCAGGGTATGAAACAGGTTGCCGAAATCCAGCGCCTCAGAGCGTTCACGCTGAATCACTTTCGTGATGTGGCGGCGCCGGTAATACATCAGGCTGATCCGCGCATCTTTCAGCATGGTGCTGCTGATGCCGTTCGATGCGTGATACGTTTCGTTAGGGATATCAGGATAGCGGCCCGGCTCAAAATGTGGCGCTTCTGTGGCAGCCTTACAGTCATTATCGGTCATCACCTCATCCTGTTGATAAACGGTTTGTTTATCATTTTTTGCAGCAGAATGATCAACGGCACCACACAGCGATTCAAAATACTGCTTTTTATCGCTGGTGGCCGGGTACTTATCCATATTTCTGATGACGTGTGCCAGCGCTTCAATGCATTGCTCATCCTGCAGTGACTGTAAGCAGGTTGATGATGTGGCAGCGAGGCCGACACGGAAAATAATGTTGTCGTATTTCTCCAGTACCTGGTTCGATTTATCGCCGTTGATACGGGCAATCAGATCTGTCGTTGCTTTTGCTATATCAATGCATGCCTCGCCGCTGGCCATCATTATCGCCGCGGCTAAATTAGCATCCATACGTTCTTTATTGGTCGTTGCCATTGTGCTCACCTATAAGTTGATCCGTCCGTGCGGCGGTTTTGGTGGTGAAAGCCCACTCAATGCCAGCACTGAATGATTTAAACTGCTGTTGCTTGCCGCACACGATAAAAACGTGCAGGCCGTTGAGAATAAAAAATTTCATTTTATTCACCATTAAATAAACCATTTGGTTATGTTTTGGCGTATAGCAAAACCGGCGGTTGTCGCCAGTTCATGTAATTTTTCACGTTCCGATCCCGCGTTCCGGTTCTACGGGTTAGCAAGGACATTCTGCTGCATCAGAATTAGGGTTTGTGTTGCAGTCTCGATTGTTAAAGAGCATGACCAATGTGGTCAACTTGATATGAATAATAACCCGTACCTGAACGTTGTCAACAATAAAAAACAATAAAAAATAAACAATATGATCATTATCACGACGAAAAAAAGCCAGCTCGAGGCTGGCTGATTTCACATCTGCATGATTTTATTACCGGCTTTTATTTATGATGAACTCTATAAAGTCCTGGATCTGTTCTTTCTCTGCCGGTGACAGTGCAGCATACCGTTTCTGGTCATACTTAATGACATCGGTATCATTGGACGGGATCAGCAGCTCATAGGCTTTACGGCCAAGTGCCTTGGCAATGGAGTCCACGCTGTCCACGGTGGCACTGGTTTCATTCTTCACGATACGGTTAATCGTTGATTGCCCCAGCCCGCTTCTGACAGACAGCTGAGTCTGTGACTTCACACCGTCTGTCAGCATAAAGGTACTGATGTTATCTGCCAGTATTGCGCCGATCTCCGTCGGTGAATAGATATCGTCGGCGCTTTCTGCCGGCCGGTTGTAATGGTCGGTATCCATCCAGTATTTTTGCACTCGAGTGACGTGCTCTATCTTCCGGGCAACCGCGTCACTGATATTACGGTGGCTTTTCAAATCGAATGAAGAAAGATAGCGGGAAATGATGTTCGGAGCGAACCCCAGCGCATCGGCCAGCGCTTTCTGTCTGCCGTCGTAATACTTTTCCAGAATGAAGATGAGGTTATCTCTCCTTATCTCATTGATGTTTTTCATATGGGTTGCCTGATTAAAATGTATTCGTAAATGTTTATCTGATTCTGACATTAAACAGAATCATGACCTTGTTGGTAAATGACCACGTTTGCTATTATCGGCAGAATGGTTACCGATAGAACAGGAAAAATATGGAAGATTTCAATTTTCAGGCATTCTGGAATGGTCTTAACAAAGAAGATCGTGTTGCGTTCGCAGAGAAAGCCGGGGTAACTGTCGGTTATATCAGGACACACCTGAGCTATGCCCGCAGGCAGCCGGGACTGAAAACTATCAGGCGATTACACCAGGCATGCACTGAACACGGTGCAGCGGTAACAATGGAAGAGCTGATACGGTTCTTCGAGTGATGAACATATGAGGCCGCTTTGTGCGGCCTTTTTATTTTCTGGTTATGTGCGATAAACAATCATTCATTTAGGGTTGATTTATTTTTTATGATTCTCTATCTTACTTCTTAAACAACTTGGTTAAGAGGGACGTATGGAAGTTATCAACAGAAAAACAGCGGTTCTTAATGGGCTTGTCCGGTTTTATACGGGTAAGCCATGTAAAAACGGCCACGATGCTGAACGCTATACCAGCACCGGCGCATGTGTAGTGTGTGCGGCTATGCATTCTACGGAGTACCGAAAGGAAATGAACCGGTTACTGAAACTGGCAAAGGAACTGAATAAAACAGATGGGCGCATTCATGAGAGTGAATTCAGGGGGTGATATGGCTCGTATAAGAACCATCAAGCCAACATTCTGGACGGATGAGGACATGGCAGAGGTATCAGAAGCTGCCTGTTTACTGGCTATCGGGCTATTAAATTATGCTGACGATGAGGGGTATTTTAATGCTAACCCGAAACTGATTAAGGCGGCTGTTTTTCCGCTACGTGAACCCTCCGGTAGTATTCCGGTATTACTACAGGAGCTTTCCAACTGCGGTTATATACGCCTGTTTTCTGCACAAAATGGTAAGCGCTTCGGGCTGATCATTAATTTTACAAAACACCAGGTAATTAATAAGAAAACAATAAGTAAAATCAAAGAGATGGATTTAATACCGGAAGACTACGGTAGTGATACCGGAGAACTACCACCCGGAAGGGAAGGGAAGGGAAAGGAAAGGAATATAAAAACAACTCTCTCTGACGCGCGCGCAGAAAATTTCATTCCTGCTCCTGAGGAGGAAGATCCACCGGCAGGGAACTGGTCAGATTATCCGGGTAAATTCGTCATGACCGGTCACTGGCAGCCGGATCCGGATTTCAGCCGCAAGGCGGCACAGTGGGGAGTGATACTGAATGAGCCGTACCGGCCAGAAGAACTGGCCGAGTTCATCACGTACTGGCAGGCGGAAGGGAAAGCCAAACACCACGCACAGTGGGAAATGGCCTTCGCAAAGAGCATTCATCAGCAGCGCATGAAACAACCGAAACAGAGCGGAGGACACACCGATGACTCAGAATTTAAATTTAACCCATCCAGCGGGAAATCCAGAGCGGTACAACTCGTCGAGCATGGGATCCGGAAAAAATACGGGCAGGAATATCTCGACTCTCTGGCTGAGGATGACCGAGCTGTATGGGGACAAGTGGACGGGCAAGAACGGGGCGGAACCGTCATCGATGTGGAAGCGAGCGACCGCCGGATTGAGTGATGACCAGTTTGAGATGATATTCACGTTCTGCCTCGATCGCTGCATGAACGGCAATACGTGGCCGCCTGAACTGTCTGACGTGATTGTGATGCTGTCGGATAAGCTGGTGGACTCAAACGCATTCGGGATCCCGTTTGACGACATGTTGCGTGATTTTAATAAATACATGGCGAAGCGGGGTTATTACAGCAGTGCTGAGATGTACCCGTTCCGGCACCCGGTGCAGTACTGGATCTTCACTGACCTGAGAAACAAGGTTCATGACCTGCGGCTGACTGAGCCTGAGGTTGAAAAGCGCCTGGCGAAGATGATCCGGCAGTGGGCTGACCGTGTAGCCAAAGGTGAGCCGATACCCCGTCCGGTTCTGCGTGTGGAAGATAAAACCCGTCCGTCTCCGGCATGGATGGAAATGCTCGAAAGAAAGAAACAACGATCTGCCTGAGTGCATGAATCATCAAAATCGTAAGCCAGCGCAACGGAGCGAGGTTTTAACTATGTGGTCAGTACGTTTTCATGATGTGGTTTTAAAAGTCTCTCAGAATTCGATACAGTGCGTTTTAACCGCATGCGGCATATTGGTATTTTTATTCTTGAAAAGATAAACAATATGGTTATATTTACCTATAAGGTAATTACCATGGGGGCTATATGCGGGTTCAGGACTACATCGTGCGGGTTCTTGCGGATAAGCCGGATCTCACTGCCATGCAGCTGGTGGTCGCCATCAGGAATGACCACAACCGGAAGGTCGGAATATCTGCAGTACGGTATGCGCTCGACCAGCTGTATCGCTGGAATGTGATAGGGCGCAAAAGAAACTCATACAACTTCGTCCACTGGCTTCGGTATGACCACCGGGAAGGGCTTGAGAATCAGGAGCAGACCCGGCGCGAGAATATCGCTAAAGCTCTCAGGCGCAGCCATGAGCGCAGCGAGGAAACGGCAGCTAAACCCCGGGTGACAGAGCGAAAGCCGAGAGTGCGCCAGCCGATTGAGCAGTACGGCGAACCAGCACGGATGCAAAAACTGTTTGATTCACTACTGAAAAAGGCCAGGAACAATGCAGGTTAACGAGTTCGATATCACGCCGGTGCCAAAGCCGCGCATGACACAGCGGGACAAGTGGCAGAAACGCCCTGAAACAGTGCGCTACTGGGCGTTTAAGGATGAAGTCAGATTGCGCGGATTAACGCTTCCTGAGTGTGGTTATCACGTCATTTTTACAGTACCCATGCCCAAATCGTGGAGCAAGAAAAAACGAGCCGCCATGAATGGACAGCCACACCAGCAGAGACCGGATAAGGATAACTTTGAAAAGGCGTTGTTAGATGCGGTATTTGGTGAAGATTGTCGCGTATGGGACGGCAGGGCATCAAAGCTTTGGGGTGAGACCGGGAAGATAACGGTAAGGTTGCCGGAATAATGGCGGAATCGTGAACTTATTACCATCGGGTAAGTTTGTGAGCGGGTTATTTTATTGGTGAATGATATCGGTAATAAGTTATGAGTTAAAAATCATGCTGTTATGTGTCGATTTTTCTGAGGTATCAACACCGGATTATTAATGATTATGTGAGGCGCTGGGTGCATTGCTGCGACCTCATTGATGATGTGGGAGATGTAACACAATGAAATATCCAAAAATAGATGATTTCCACAATGGCATTAAACCGATGCCGAAGTTGTTCCGGGTTATCAGTGTGGAGCTTGACGTTTTACGCGCTCATTTAGGTTCTGGCGGTGGCGTTATATTTGATTGTGATGATGTCGAAATCAGGAAAGTAAGACGGGTTAAACACGATGGCGGCTGGTGCTGGCAGTTGGTCAGAGAGTACAAAGACCAGGAGATGTGGGATTACTGCTTCAATCAAGACAGGGAGTGTCTGAATAACCTGAATTGGGAATTTGGTCTGTTCAGATAAATAAACAATCGTGACATGTCACGGGGATATTAATTAAAAAATTAACCACCGGAGGAGTGATGAAAACCGTAAAAACGAGTGAGCTTTCAGGCCGGGCACTGGATTGGGCTGTGGCGCAGGCTATGGGTATGCAGGTTGAAATAGGCGCTGAGTATATCGTTGATGCCAATAAATGCGTTTACGTGCCGTCTGGGTCGTGGGTTATCTGTGGTGAATTTGTCGAGAAATATTCTATTGAGCTTGTAAATGAACTGATCCCGGATGAGCAATGGGGCGGGCGCATGGTCTGGTCTGCATCCTGTAATTACGTGCAGGATGGCTATGAAGACGGTGATACACCGCGTATCGCAATATGCCGTGCTGTCGTGGCGGTGAAGATGGGGCGTGAGGTTCGTGTGCCTGAGGAACTGCTGAAATGACAGCCAAATCCCCCGCCGAACGCAAAGCCGCACAGCGTAAACGCCAGCGTAGCGCTGGCATGGTAACCCCGCAGTGGCAGATTGAGGCCGAAGAACATGAGATGATCAAGCGTAACTGCGCTCTGCGCCGCGCCGGTCGTGAACCATACGACGAAGCCGAGTATATCCAGATGCTGATACGCAACGATGATGCGCGGCTTAAGCGTGAGATTGCGGAGTTATCACAGCGCTGCTGTGGTAAGTGTGGTGAGGCGTTGCCGGTTGCCGAGTGCTGCCTGTCCGGTGATGCTGAATGCTGGAACACCAGAGGGTGGCATGAGCTTAAACTCGGGGTGGTTGACAAATAGCAGGTAAAACTGAAATTTGGTTGACGCGATTTATAACAAACTGATATTTAATTATTTTATGAGGCTGTCATGCTTGATGAGTTTGAAGGTTTTGACGAATTCGAATGGGTTTAATCTGGTGTAATTACACCGTGTTGATTCCCTCATGCGTGAGGGTGACACTGACTAACTACCTGATATTGTTCCGTTATGTGGATTCCCATAGCGGGAAATCCAACTACCGAAGATTTTCAGGTAGTTCAAAACACTTTACGGGTTTGAATGTTATCTTTTAGTTGGTCATAATAAACAAAGAGGTAATCATCATGACCATCAAAAGACCACGCAAACCACCAGCACGAAAGCCCACACCGCTGAACGCTCAGATGGAGCGTTTCTGTCAGGAATATCTCAAAGCGCCTGATAATCAGACTGATGCCGCCATTGCTGCCGGGTACGCTCCCGGTAGTGCCTGTAAGCGTGCATCGGTACTGATGGCAGATCCCCGTATTCAGGAACGTATCGCCCAGCTTATGCAGCAGCGGAACAAGCGCACCAAGATGAGCGCCGACACCGTGCTTAAGCGGCTGGTGGATATGCTGGACGCGGATATCGCGGACATACTCAATGAGAAAGGTGATATCAAGCCCATCAGTGAATGGTCGCCGGTCTGGCGTAAATCGGTGGCCGCATTCGATATCATTGACATAGATGGCGATACCCGCCTGAAAAAAGTGAAACTCCTGGACAAACTCAAGGTGCTGGAACTCATCGGTAAGCACGTCGATATCAATGCATTCCGGGAGCGCGTACAGGTGGACGTCAATATCTCGCTGGCGGATAAACTGGCAGCGGCACGTAAACGGGCAGCAGAGGGTATTGAGTAATGACCGATACCGCCGCCACGTCACCGGAAGAACAGTTGATTGATGATATCGCCATGTTCACACATGACCCGCTCAGTTATGCGCTTTATGCATTTCCGTGGGGTGAGGCGGGTACCGAACTGGAAGCGGCCGGCGGTCCGCGTCAGTGGCAGGCAGAGGCACTGGGTGAAATCGGCCAGCATCTGCGTAATCCGGACACCCGGCATCAGCCGCTGCTGCTGGCTCGCGCATCCGGGCACGGTATCGGTAAATCAGCATTCATTTCCATGGTGATTAAGTGGGGCATGGATACCTGCGAAGATTGCAAAGTCGTGGTCACCGCCAACACCGAAAACCAGCTGCGAACCAAAACATGGCCTGAGATTGCCAAGTGGCAGCGTCTTTCCATCACCCGCGACTGGTTCACCTGCACCAAGACCGCTATCTATTCCAACGACCCGAACCACACCAACGCATGGCGGGCAGATGCCGTACCGTGGTCAGAGAACAACACCGAGGCATTCGCCGGGCTGCACAACCAGGGCAAGCGCATCATTCTGGTATTCGATGAGGCATCCAATATTGCCGATCTGGTATGGGAAGTAGCAGAGGGGGCGCTGACGGATGAGAACACGGAAATTATCTGGATTGCGTTTGGTAACCCGACCCGTAACACTGGGCGCTTCCGCGAGTGCTTCCGCAAGTTTAAACACCGCTGGCGCACAAAGCAGATAGATAGCCGGACTGTGGAGGGAACCAACAAAGAGCAGATAAAAAAGTGGGAAGAAGATATGGGGGAAGACAGTGACTTCTTCAAAATCCGTGTGCGCGGCATCTTTCCGTCAGCCTCTGAAACGCAGTTTATACCGACCGGCCTTACCGATGCTGCCATGAAACGGACGGTAACCGCCGCTGAGGTGGCTCACGCCCCGGTAATCATCGGCGTTGACCCCGCCTATTCCGGCGCTGATGATGCGGTGATCTACATGCGGCAGGGGCTGCATTGTAAGTTTTTATGGTCAGGTGCCAAAACCACTGATGATGTGATCATGGCGAAACGTATTGCTGACTTTGAAGACAGCCTCCAGGCGGATGCTGTGCATATCGATTTCGGTTACGGTACCGGTATTTATTCTGTTGGCATGAACTGGGGGCGAGACTGGCAGTTGGTGCAGTTCAACGGTTCATCGACTGATCCGCAGATGGCTAACAAGCGCGGTGAGATGTATAACAGCGCTAAAACGTGGCTTAAGATTGGCGGGGCATTGGACGACCAGGAAACCGCTGACGATTTATCTGCTGCGGAATACAAAGTCCGCCTGGACGGAAAAATACTGCTGGAATCCAAAGACGATATCAAAAAGCGTATCGGCCGTTCTCCGGGCAAAGGTGATGCGCTGGCGCTGACATTTGCTTATCCGGTCACCAAAAAAGACCCGCAATTCAAACAGAACATTTCTCACGGCTCAGTTGTGGCCGACAATGATTACGATCCCTACGCATAAAAAAGCCCGCACACCGGCGGGCTTACTGTGATATGTCACCGCGACATTATTCACTTAATTTCTGTTTTAGCAGATAACCTTCCAGCAGCCAGATTTTATTTACGGCATTCTGTCTGGCAATCTTCTGACCGATCTCTGCATCGAAGTTTTCAGGACTGGCACAGGCTGATTCCCCGGTTACCGTAAAACCGTTTTTCAGAACAAGAACACAAAATGTCAGTAAATTAAGCGCTGGTGGTACCGATGCATCATCAGGGTAGCGCTGTACTTTTGCGGAATATAGCCCAGAAACGCCATCAGCAGCGGTGAAATAGTGCTCGCTGGTAATCAGGCTTTCAATGTGCGCCGGAGTAACTCGCGGAGCGGTTTTACCTTTCATCTGAATCTCTGTTTCAATATCTGGGTTGTTCATAATTTCACCTGTCTATTGTTAAAAAAATGCCCTCACGAAGAGGGCAAAAGCTGTAGCACTGGCAACACCTGTTATGGAGGGTAAAAAGGATCACGGCTGAGTGATAAACAAAATGTTAGTCATGTTTATTTTAAATGTCAATTAACATGATATACAATCCATATAAAGTAATTATGTTTATTTTATTGAGGTGTGGATATGTGTGGATTCAGTAAGCCGAAAATCAGTACGCCGCCACCGGTTCAGGCAGCACCACAGGAGCAGGACGAAGCTGTAACCAGCAGCCGTGATGAAGAAATGCGCCGCCGCCGTGCAGCATCAGGCCGTAAGTCAACCATGCTGACCGGATCGCAGGGGGCCACCGGTGCCGCGTCCACCAGCGGTAAAACGTTGTTAGGCCAGTAATCACAGGGGCGGATAATGTCAGACAGCCTGAAACAGCAGTTAAATAAACAACTCTCTCAGCTCAAAGATGAGCGTCTCTCTTTTGAGCCGCACTGGCGTGAGCTGTCTGATTTCACCCGTCCGCGCAGTACCCGTTTTACCGCCTCGGAAGTTAACCGTGGCGATCGTCGCAACAGCAAGATTATTGATCCTGCTGCCGTCATGGCGGCGCGTACCTTATCCAGCGGCATGATGTCCGGCATTACCAGCCCGGCGCGTCCGTGGTTCCGTCTGGCGACACCTGACCGTGACCTGATGGACTACGGGCCGGTAAAACTCTGGCTGGAAACCGTCGAGCAGCGGATGAACGAAGTGTTTAACCGCTCCAACCTATACCAGTCATTGCCGCTGATGTACGAGGATTTAGGCACGTTCGCCACCGGTGCAATGGCTGTTGTTGCCGACCCGCAGAGGGTGATCCGTACAGTACCGTTTCCGACCGGCAGCTTTTACATTGCCAACGGCGCGGATCTGAGTGTCGATACTGCCGTCCGTGAATTCAGCATGACAGTGCGTCAGGTGATCACTGAGTTCGGTATGGATGCTGCCAGCGATACAGTGAAATCACAGTGGAACAGCGGTCAATACGGGCAGTGGGTGAATGTGGTTCACGCCGTTTATCCGAACCTTGACCGCCAGACCGGCAAACTGGAAGCGAAACACAAGGCGTACAAGTCCATTTATTACGAGGCCAACAGCACTGACGACAAGTTGTTACGTGAATCCGGTTACGATGAATTCCCGATCATGGCACCACGCTGGGAAGTGAACGGGGAGGACGTTTACGGTTCATCCTGTCCCGGCATGGTGGCACTCGGCAGCGTGAAAGCCCTGCAGCTGCTGCAGCGCCGCAAAGCGCAGATGATCGACAAAATCACCAACCCGCCGTTACAGGCTCCGGCCTCTATCAAAAGCCAGCGAATTTCGACCATCCCCGGCGGGATTAACTATCTGCCGATGGCGGACGTGAACAACCAGATCAAACCACTGTTCCAGATCCCTGCTAACGGTACCAACGGCCTGCTGGAAGATATCCAGGACACCCGCCAGATTATCGACCACGCCTATTTCGTTGACCTGTTCCGCATGATGCAGACTGTGAATACCCGTTCAATGCCGGTTGAGGCCGTGGCAGAAATGCGGGAAGAAAAACTGCTGATGCTGGGGCCGGTATTACAGCGTCTGGATTCTGAGCTGCTGGATAAGCTGATTAACCGCACGTTCAGCGTAATGGCTGAGAACAACCTGCTGCCGGTACCGCCGGATGAGATGCAGGGTATGCAGCTGAAAGTCGAATATATCTCAGTGATGGCGCAGGCGCAGAAAGCGATCGGCGTCAGCAGCATTGAGCGTTTCATCGGCTTCACCAGCGGCATAGGTCAGTTCAAACCGGATGCCCTGGACAAAATCAACGTGGACGAAACTATCGACGCCTACGCCGCATCAATCGGTGTTCCGCCGTCCGTGGTGGCAACCAATGAACAGGTGGCGCAGATCCGTGAAAACCGCGCTCAGCAGCAGGCCATGGCACAACAGATGCAGATGGCGCAGGCCGCTGTCGGTGGCGCTCAGGCGCTGGGTAATACACCGATGGATGATAACAGCGCACTGGCAGCGCTGGCCGGAGGTGGTCAGTGACAGACGCACCGGAAACCTATCTGCTCACCCCGCAGGAACAGGCCGCACACGATATTGCACAGCGCGAGCAACAGAAACGCGCTGATGATGACCTGAAATCAGTTATGTCAACAGAGGAAGGCCGCCGGTTTATGTGGCGGTTACTGGGTGAAAGCAATGTGTTTGGCTCATCTTTCTCAGCAGACCCGTATCTGACAGCCTTTAAAGAGGGCTGCCGGAACTTTGGTTTACAGATGTTTGAAGGGCTTCATCGTGTCTGCCCTGAACTCTATGCACTGATGGCTGATGAAGCCGCAAAACAACAGGAGAAACAATCATGAACTTATGGCAGCGCTTAATGATGCGTCGCTTGTGTGAAGAGCAGAACGCGGAGGGTGGTGACAATGGCGGAGCGGCTACAGGCGCAGATAACGCACAAGCTGGCGCGGATACATCATCAGCGGATAACGGCGGTACTCCTGCGGGTAATGAGCAGAATAAAGGTGCTGAGCCACCGGCCAAAGATCCGAAAGCCGATCCCGGTAAACCCGCTGTAGCGGCCCCGGAAAAGTATGAATTCAAAGCCGCAGACGGTCAGGAGCTGGATGCCGAAGCAGTAAAAGCCTTTGAGCCGATCGCCAAAGAGCTGAACCTGAGCAACGAGCAGGCGCAAAAGCTGGTGGATGTGTATGGCAGCAAAATTATGCCGAAGCTGGTTGAGCAGCAGGCGGCACAGTGGCAGCAGCAGATCGAACAGTGGGCTGAGCAGGTTAAGGCAGATAAAGACCTCGGTACCGATGCTTCCATTGGCGCAGCGCAGAAAGCCATGGATAAGTTCGGCTCACCTGAACTGAAACAGTATTTGAACGAAACCGGCCTCGGAAATCATCCGGAGCTGGTGCGTATTTTTGCCAATATCGGCAAAGCCATGTCAGAGGACGGTCTTGTCACTGGCAATAGCGGCGGCACGAAGAGTGCCGCTGATGTGTTATTCGGATAATTAAGGGGAAACCATGCCAGCACTTACGCTACTTGACTGGGCTAAACGACAAGGCCCTGACAGCAAACAGGCGAAAATTGTCGAACTGCTGAATCAGACCAACGAGATCCTCGACGATATGCTTTTTGTCGAAGCTAACCAGGCAACCGGACATCGCACTACAGTGCGTACCGGCCTGCCGTCTGCAACGTGGCGCATGCTGAACTATGGTGTACCGCCAAGTAAATCAACCACCGCACAGGTTACTGATACGGTCGGGATGCTGGAAACTTATTCCGAAGTGGATAAAGAACTGGCTGATTTGAACGGTCAGACTGCGGAGTTTTTACTCTCTGAGTCACTGGCGTTTCTGGAGTCGATGAACCAAGAAATGGCAGAAACACTGATCTACGGTGATACCACGGTACATCCGCAGCGCTTTACGGGGCTGTCTGCCCGTTTCAACAGTCTGGCCGCGAAGAACGGGGTAAACATCATTGATGCCGGTGGTACTGGCAGCAATCTGACCTCCATCTGGTTGGTAGTATGGGGTGAAAATACCGTTCATGGCCTGTTCCCGAAAGGCTCTAAGTCTGGCCTGCAGCAGGAACACAAAGGTCAGGTGACGCTGGAAGATGAGAACGGCGGGAAGTACGAAGGTTATCGCACTCATTTCCAGTGGAAAAACGGCCTGACTGTCCGTGACTGGCGCTATGTGGTCCGCATTGCCAATATCGACATCAGCAAACTGAAGAAAGACCCGGAAGCAGCCGATTCGCTCGACCTGCCAGATCTGCTGATTCAGGCGATTGAGAAGATCCCTAACCTCGCAATGGGTCGCCCGGCAATCTACTGCAATCAGGCTATCCGTAGCTGGATGCGCCGCCAGATTAAAAACTCCAAGAACGTCAATATCTCCATGCAGGAAGTGGCTGGTAAGAAGGTGGTGTCGTTCGATGAGATCCCGGTGCGTCGCGTAGATTCCATTCTGACTACCGAAAGTCAGGTTAAGTAACCGCGTATGCCGGATGGCATCAGCCTCCGGCAACCTTTTAACAGGGGTAACACAATGATTTTAGATAAAGAAACGATGTTCTCCGTCGATCAGGCGGTTACTGTATCAGCTGCCGGTACCAGCATTATCGACCTCGGCCCGCTGCGTAATGATTTCCGTGATATCGGTATCGGTGAGCCGCTTGAACTGTTCGCGCAGGTGACAGAGCAGGCAAAAGCCGCCGGTGATGCCACGGTGCAGATCAAACTGGAAACCGCGTCTGATAAAGCATTCTCTGATGCTAAGGCTATTTTTCTGTCTGAGGCTATGCCGATTGCATCACTGAATGCCGGTAAGCGCATTGTGGCCAAAGTGCCGCAGGGCAGTCTTAAATTCCTGCGTCTCCAGTACATCGTGGGTGATGGCCCGTTAACGGCGGGTAAGTTCACATCAGGCATTATCCTGAATGTGGATGCTCATCCGGTCTATGAAGCTGTCAGTAATTAAGGTGTGACATGTCACGATATAAAGTATTGAAGAAATCCTTTATCAATGGCCGCCTGCTTTATCCGGGTGAGGAAATTGAGTTCGACGGCATGGCGGGGAGCAACCTGCTGCTGATTGAAACCGGTGAGCGTGTAGCGGTGAATGAAGATACCAATGCCGGTAACGATAATCACAGTGGTGATGGCAGCGGTGAAGGTGGTACCGGAGCCTACGGTGGTGATGGCGGCGCAGATAATGAACTGGCCGCGCTGCAGGATCAGTACCAGCAGCTGTTTGGTAAGAAACCTCATCACAATGCCGGTGCCGAAAAACTCCGCGCAGATATTGACGCGAAACGTAAAGAGCTTGGGGTTTAACCCCCGATTCAAAAGGGGGCGAAAGCCCCTTTTTTATTGGAGACAGACAATGAAAATGGTCAACCTTAAAACCAGCACTGAAACCTACGAGAACGCCAGCGGCAAGAAAGAAACCCGTGATGAATACCCGTATGGCCTGCGCATTTCTCTGGATAACGACACGATAGAAAAACTCGGCACCGCTGTGCCGGATGTTGGTGAAAGCATTGAGCTGCATGGCGTGGCTAAAGTTCTGTCGAAATCCGTCAATGAACGCGAAGGAAAGAAGTCTGTTTACGTAGAGCTTCAGATAACCGATATGGCGCTGGGATCCGGCAGTGAAAAAACAGCGGCTGATGTGCTGTTTGATGGAGGTGAATAGTGGCCTCAGAAATCGAAATCTGCAATATCGCGCTCAGCCGCATCGGTAACAGCCGATCTATCAACAGCATGACCGAGGCCAGCAAAGAGGCCAATCAGTGCAGCCTGCACTATGAGCAGTGCCGCGATGCGGTACTGTCAGACTTCCCCTGGAACTTTGCTGTTAAGCGCGTGGCGCTGGCGGATACCAATAATCCGCCGCCTGAATGGAAATATGCCTACCGCTATCCTACGGACTGCATGAAAGCCATTTCTATTATCCGTCCAGGAGAAAAGTATCACCGCCCTGATACCGCGATTCATTTTCAGGTTGGTGCTGATGAAGAAGGTACCGGGAAGCTGATTTATACCGATCAGCCGGAGGCGTGGCTGCAATACACCGCCCGCGTGACAGACGTCAACATGTATGACGCGCTGTTTAAAGATGCGCTGGCGTGGCGTCTGGCTGCTGAACTGGCGCGGCCTCTGGCACCGAATGCCGGTATCGGTAATGAGGCTCTGCAACTTTACCAGATGACGATTGCCGGTGCGGCGGCGCACTCCCTCGGGGAATCGTCAGAGCCGGTCGATTACATGGATGAGTTTACCGCAGCGAGGTTATCGTAATGGCCTACAGTATTATTCAGCCGTCATTCTCCGGCGGCGAAATGGCCCCGAGTTTATACGGGCGCGTCGACATGGCGAAGTACGCCACAGCATTGCGTAAGTGCCGCAATTTCATTGTCCGGCAGTACGGTGGAGCAGAAAACCGCCCGGGTACCCGTTTCATTGCCGCAGCTAAATACGGTGACAAAAAATGCCGCCTGATCCCGTTTCAGTTCAGTACGGTTCAAACCTATGCGCTGGAGTTCGGCGATCGGTATATCCGCGTGTTCAAAGACGGCGGTCAGGTGCTGTATGCCGATGGTGAGCACAAAGGTGAAGTGTTTGAACTGGCGACACCGTATACAGAATCTGAACTGTTTACCCTGAAATTTACGCAGTCTGCTGACGTAATGACCATCGTTCACACTGATCACCCACCGATGGAATTACAGCGTTACGATCACGATGACTGGCGGCTGGCGGAAGTGGAGACAAAGAACGGCCCGTTTGAAGACATTAACACCGACAAGGTGATCAAAGTGTACGCCAGTGCAAGTACCGGCACAGTAACGCTGACAGCGACACACAATATCTTCGGCGGTGAACAGGTGGGAAAACAGTTTTACCTGGAACAGCGTGCTGTTGATGAAGTTCCGGTGTGGGAAACAGATAAAGAAACTGCAGTGAACGATCAGCGTCGTGCCGGCAGTCACTATTACCGTGCCAATACCGCCGGTAAAACCGGTACGCTGCGTCCGTCTCACACCGAGGGCATGAGTTGGGACGGGTGGGGCGGTGATAACGGCATTCAGTGGGAATACCTGCACAGCGGGTTCGGTATTGTCAAAATTGAATCTGTCGGCAGTGACGGTAAAACCGCTACCGGTAAAGTGATTTCTTATCTGCCGTCCAACGCTGTCACAGAGGCTAATGCCAGCCACAAATGGGCGCGGGCAGCCTGGAATAAAGAGCTGGGCTATCCGAGTACCGTTACCTATTACCAGCAGCGCCTGTTCTTTGCCGGATCCCGTTCTCAACCACAAACCATATGGGCCAGCCGCAGCGGCGATTATAAAGACTTCGGGCGCAGTAACCCTATTCAGGATGACGACCGCATTATCTACACCTATGCCGGGCGGCAGGTGAATGAAATTCGCCACCTTATTGACGTCGGTTCGTTGGTGGCGCTGACCTCCGGCGGAGAATATCAGGTTACCGGTGATCAGAATAAGGTACTCACCCCGGCCAGTTTCTCTATGTCGTCACAAGGTGCCAACGGATCCAGTAATCTGCCGCCGATTGCCGTGGCGAACATTGCGCTGTATGTGCAGGAAAAAGGCAGCGCTGTCCGTGATTTGGCGTATTCATTCGATGTGGACGGGTATCAGGGCACAGACTTAACCATTCTCGCCAATCACCTGTTCCAGAAGCACCAGATTGTTGACTGGGCTTTCTCGACTGTTCCTTATTCCGTTGCCTGGTGTGTCCGGGATGACGGCGAACTGCTGGCGTTAACTTATCTGCGTGAACAGCAGGTTTTCGCCTGGGCGCCGCAACATACTGATGGTGAATTTGAATCTGTCTGTACCATCAGCGAGGGCACGGAAGATGCGGTGTACTTCGTGGTGAAGCGCAAGACCGGCAAAAAGACGGTTCGTTATGTCGAACGTCTGGCGAGCAGGTTATTCACCAGAACGGAAGATGCGTTCTTTGTGGACTCCGGCCTGAGTTATGACGGTCGTAATGCAGATCCGGATAAAACCGTCGTTATTACCGGCGGTACTGACGACTGGTCATATCAGGAAGAATACCGCCTGTCTGTGCTGGCTGACAACGTGTTCAAAGAGAGTGACATCGGGAACGAGATCCACATTGATTACACCGAGGACGATGAGCATAAAATACTGAAATGTCGCATTGTTGAAGTCATTAATAATAAAGAGGTTACGGTGTCACCTAACCGTAACGTGCCACCAGCGTTACGCAGCACAATGACCGTGGCATGGGGCTTTGCCCGTAAATTCTTTACCGGTATCGGGCACCTGGAAGGAAAAACCGTGAGTGTGCTGGCAGATGCCAATGTCGCGCCGCCGGTTGTTGTCTCCGGTGAGCGGGTGGAAATCGACACGCCGTCAGTAGTGGTGCATATCGGCCTGCCGGTCACCAGCGAACTGGAAACGCTGGACATTCATATTAACGGGCAGGAAACGCTGCTGGATAAAAAGAAACTGGTAAAGGTTGCCAGTCTTATCGTTAATTCCAGCCGTGGCGTGTGGGCTGGTACCGACAAAGACCACCTGTATGAATACCCTCAGCGTGAGTTTGAGTATTACGACAACCCTGTTGATGACGCGACCGGCATTGTGGAAATCAATCTGGATTCCAACTGGAGCAAAAACGGGCGCGTCTTTATCCGGCAGGAAGACCCGCTGCCGCTGTCCATTCTCGCGGTTATCCCGCGTCTTGATGTCGGAGGGTTTTAACCGATGGCACACGTACAGATTATCCCGGCAACGGCTGAACATATTCAGCAGCTTCTGCCGTATGTCCGCCAGGCTGATCACGATGAGTTCGCGGCATTCTCCGGTCAGACCGCAGAGCAGGTTCTTACCCGTGGTGTTACCTGTTCGACAAAGGCGTGGTCTGGTCTGATTGATGGTCAGGTCGTTACAATATTCGGTGTGGCTCCGGGGTCTATCCTGAGCGGCGTAGGGATCCCGTGGCTGGTGAGTTCATCTCACCTTGAAACACATCAGAAGATATTCCTGCGCCGCTGCAAACCGGTACTGAAAGCCATGCTGGCGGTCTATCCGTCACTGGAAAACTATGTGGATGCGCGTAACCACGTTGCGAAAGCCTGGCTTCACTGGCTTGGTTTCCGGCTGGAACCGGCGGAACCGGTCGGCTTAATGAAACTGCCTTTCCATCACTTCACCATGAGGGCGAAATAATGTGCGAACCAACCATGCTGGCAGCCGCCGCAATCGGCACCGGCGCTATGCAGGCATACAGCCAGTACACATCCGGTAAATTTAACGCCGATGTCGCAAACCAGAATGCCAAACTGAATGAAGCTGCTGCGGATGATTCTATTAACCGTGGTAATGCTGAGGCCGCAAAGCAGCGTTCCCGCGCACGGCAACTGGCAGGAACTCAGGCGGCTACCATGTCAGCAAACGGCGTTGATCTTGGTGCTGGTGGTGCGCTGGATATCTTCGGCGACACTGCAGCCATGGGTGAACTCGATGCGCTCACCGTGATGAACAACGCTTCCCGAGAAGCATATGGCTATAAGCTGCAGGCGGCTAATGACCGGCTCAATGCGAAGATGTCACGTCGTCAGGGCAATATTGGTGCAATCGGCACGATACTGACCACGCCGCTGAATGCATGGGGTGCGAACAAAGTGGCAGGCGGTACCGGCAGTCTCTTTGGATCCGGTGCAACTAAGGCCGCATCAGGCACCGGCTCAAACCTGTTTGATGTGACCCGCCAGACCGGCAATTACGGACGATTCTTTTAACGGAGGGCGCTATGCCGACAGTACCAACCTATAACGAAAGACAGGTCAGCAGCAGTCCGTTGCCAGCCAACGGATTCAGCGCACAGTCATCACCTGAACACTTCGGTGCCGGGCTGGCACAGGCAGGTGATCAGTATATCAATGCTTTTGCAGAGGCAAAGCAGCGCGCCAATGTGGCGTTGTCTCAGGATGCAGCGTTACAGTTGCGCCAGAAAGCCAACGAACTGATGACCGATCCACAGAATGGCCTGCTGGCGCAGCAGGGTAAAAACGCCATAGGTAAGGCGGCAGAGTACCAGAATCAGTTTGATTCTTTCGCCGGAGAGATTGCGGCCACGCTGCCGGACGATAATGCGCGCGGGCACTTCATACAGCAGGCGCAGGAAATGCGCTTACAGTTCGGCAGTCAGGCCAATAAGCATGAGATGGGGCAAATTCAGTCATACGAAACAGATCAGTTCCAGTCTACGCTGACGCTGAATGCGGAAACGGCCGCTACGCAGTACGGTGATAATCAGGCGTATGTCTCAACCAATAAGCAAGTGTTTCAGCAGATAGAAGAATTCGGACTGTCCCACGGCTGGAGTGATGAGCAGATTCTGGCTAAAAAGCAGGAGTTTAAAACCAGCACCGCCCGCAAAGCCATTGAGAACCAGATCGGCGCGGACTATATGCAGTTCATGCAGCAGAATGGCGAGCCATCTGATACAGGAGGAGTTAGCAGGGATATCACTGCAAATAACGGAACTTCTAGTGGTGAAACAAGGGGGCTACGTAACAATAATCCTGGAAATATTGAATTTTCTAAGAAAAATAACTGGGTTGGGCAACTTGGAAGTGATGGTCGTTTTGTTAAATTTTCATCACCAGAACATGGCATTAGAGCGTTAGGTAAAAATCTATTGTCATATAGTCGTCAGGGTTATGTAACTCCAGAGCAGATCATTACCAAATGGGCACCACCGGAAGATGGCAACGACACTGAGGCTTACATTAAATTTGTTTCCGGCTATCTGGGTGTTTCTCGTGATGTACGTTTGGATCTTACCGACCTTAACACATTAACTAAGATATCTATGGCGATCATGATGCAGGAGAATAAAGGCCATGATATAGGTTATTCAGAGGGGCAAATATCATCCGGAATGCAGTCAGCGCTGGGGCTTAAAGAGCTACCTGATTCATCCAAGAGATTGACAGAATCGGCTGCCTTTAGTGGCCTTAGCGCTTCTCTTCAGGCTGGGTATATACGCCAGTCATCGCAGATTGATAAAGAGCGAAGAGGGAAAGCACAAGAAGAACTCGGCACCCGAATGGCAGATGCCTATGCTGCGTGGGAGAACGGATTGGATGCACCCGGTGCGCCGTCAGCGGGTGAAGTCATGGCAGCCTTTGGCTACGATAAAGGCACCAGGATGCTGACTGATATGCAGGAGGCAAAACGCTATGCGGGGCTTATTTCAACAGCGAAAGATATGACGGCACCGGCTCAGCGTTCATTGCTGGAGCAGATAAAGCCAGACCCGTCACAACCTAATTACGCCAGCAGCATGCAGCGCTGGGAGCGTTTCGGTAAATTCGTTGACAGCAACATTAAGGCACAAGAGAAAACCTTTTCCGCAAACCGCCTGGAGCTTTCCATACAGAATAACTTCCCGTTGGACCCGACAGACAAAAACAATCAGGAGGCAGCGGACAACTACTTCGAGAAAAACCTGCAATCCGGTTTCAGTCTGCGTGATGAAAACAGCCTGAATGCCGTTGCTGAACTTTCCTCGCGTACAGGTATTATCCCGTCACAGGTAAAAACAATCTTCAATGCTGGCGCAACTTCAAAGGATCCGGAGGTGGTTCTGCCGATTGCCAAGATGTACGGGCAAATTTTTGATAATAACCCGGCAGCAGCAACTGATATGCCGTCATCAACCATGGCCTATTACACCAAAGTGTACGAACTTAACCGCGCCGGGATGCCAGAAGACAAGGCAGTAGAAACAGCGTACCGACTGACTTATGAGCAGGACGATCGTACAAAACAGATGATCGCTTCTCAGGTACGCGACAAAGACTATATGAAAGCGCGTGACAGCGCGGCGCAAAGCAATATCAACAGCAATTACCCGTGGTACAAGCCGTTCTCATCACCCGGCACGGATAAACCTGGCATCAATAACCGTGAGTATCTGCGGGATTATCAGACGCTTTATGACGCTAACTTTGCCGAGACTGGTGGTGACGCAAAACTGGCTCAGAAAATGACTGATGCACAGGTGAAAAAGACATGGGGTGTCACTTCAGTAAATGGCAAAGAAGAAATCATGAAATACGCGCCGGAAGCTGCTTATGGCATTACGTCATCTGGTGCGGGCAACTGGATTCAGGGGCAGTGGGAAGAAGATAAAAAACAGCTAGCATCAAAGATGTTCGGCGGGTTGCCGGGTGACTCTGAGATCGTCATGATTCCGGATGCAGTCACTCCACGTGATCTTAGTTATGGGGTAATGGTTAAACAAACTGGTAGTGATGGTGTACCAATCTACCATCCGTATTATGGCGATAACGGGCAACTGGTACGCTTTAAGCCGGATCAGGCAACATCACCGATGTACCGAGAAGTGATGGAAGAGCGCAAACAAAACCTGAAGGATGCTGCGGATAAGCGCAAGAAGAATGATCTTATCCGGGATGGTGGCGTTGATATATACACAAACCCACTTGGCAATCGTTTGATATGGGGAAATAAATAATGCCGATCTATGAAATGGAACCGGAACGTATCCTACCTGCTGACGTAAACGCGATACAACAACCTGAGCCGGTATACGGTGATAATGAAAAACTATCCTGGTATGCGCCACTGAATCCGCTTGATGACAGTAATGAGACAAAGCGTCTGCGTGACGCTGCATTCCGGATTGATAACTCTGTCGGCAGCCTGATCGCCACCATACCGTTTAATCAGTTTGAGGCGGTAGAGGGCTATAACCCGTTTGAAGACGATAATACGTTGGCAGGGTATGAGGATTATGCTGATGCGTTTATTCACTCTCAATCACCGCTGGAAACGTCCGCCATCAAGCAGCGAATAGATCGCCAGATACAGGACAGAACGTTGCTGGCAGAGGCTGGCGGCGCAGGATTTACCAGCAGTCTGGCTATGGGGGTGATTGACCCGATAAACGTGGCAGCGACTTTTATTCCCGGTGGACTGGCGGTGCGTGGCGGAAGCGTGGCCAGAACAGCCGGTACGCTGGCACTATCAAACGCAGGTGCCGGAGTGCTGTCAGAAACGGCTCTCAGTGCAACACAGGAAACTCGGACGCTGACGGAGAGTGCGCTCAACGTTGCATTTGATGCTACCCTTGGTGGCGTGATGGGGTCGGCAATTCAGCTGGTTAAAAACCGGGGAGCGCTGGCGTCAAAGTTCCGTAATGATGTGATCGGTGAACAACAAACTCAGCCACAAAATATTCCAAATAATATTCCCGGAGACAGAAGCATTGGTGCCGCTGAGGTATTCAATACTACGCTGGAACAGGAAGCGATAAAGGGACCATCTTTTGTTAACAGAACAATGAATGTCAGCCCGGTGGGCCGTGTTGCACAATCACCGTCAAAAATCGCCAGGCAGGTTAACCAGCAGCTGGCTGAAAATAATTTCACCTATGCAAAAAACGAAGAGGGGATCGCCTCGTTCGGCGCGGTGGAGACTGCTGTACGCCGCTTTGATGCGCTAATCTATAAACAGGTCGAGTCCACCCGCGACTATTACAAACAGTATAAGCAGGCAGCCCGTACCGGTGGCGATACCCGTATGAGTCATATTGAGTTCAGCGAGGCGGTGGGGGATGCCATGCGTAATGGTGATCAGCATGCCATACCACAGGTAGCGGAAGCTGCACGCGCAATCCGCCCGATTGTGGAACAGACAAAAAATCACATGGTGGAATTAGGTATTCTGCGCGAGGGCGTAAAAGTCACCACAGCAGAAAGCTATTTCCCGCGCATTTATAAATTCGACAAAATACTCAGTGACCGATCTGAGTTTAAAAAGGTTATCGTTGACTGGCTGGGCGAGACCAATCAGATTGCTGTTAACAAAGCGCAGGGCAGCCTTGATAAAGCAGTTGCCGGTATTGAACGTGCAGAAAATGCCCGGCCGGCGGCGGATAAACTCGGCGCTGAAATCCGTGAGGCGGAAAGTTGGTCCGGTAAAAAAACAGAACTGCTGTCAGAGGTCGATAAAAACGTCCGGCTGATTGGAGAAAAGCAGGCGGCTACTGATGAACTCAGCGCTCTGAGAGGATTGGATAAGCAGACAAAGAAACAGGCAAAGCGCCAGGCGCAACTGGAAAGAAAGTTGTCTGCAATTGACAGCGCAGAGCAGACTTTACCGAAACTACAGCGCCACCTTGAGATCCTGGATAAACCGCGCCAGTTCCGCAATGAACATGCACGACTGTCCCGTCACGCCAATTCACTGACCCGCTTTGACCGTCGCCGTCAGGCAGCCATGCGCCGTATGGAGCCAATGGCCCGTGAAGAGCTTGAGGCGGCAGCTGACGATATTATCAATAAAATCATCGGCGCACCCGCAGGCATTGTTCCAGGAGAACTGATCCCAGAAGGACTGACAAAACACGCTGGTTTCACAAAGGCGCGTACCCTGAACATCCCCGACGAACGGATAAAAGATTTCCTGGAATCGGATGTGAATTATGTGATGGAAAACTACATTCGCCAGGTGGCCCCGGAAATCGAACTGACAAAACGATTTGGCCGTGTTGATATGGACGGTCAGATAAAAGCGATCACGGAGGACTACAACCGCCTGATATCAGAGGCTGCTACACCAAAAGAACGGGCAAAGCTGGAAAAACGGCGTGAAGCTGATTTACGGGATATCCGGGCAATGCGTGACCGCCTGCTGGGAACCTACGGCGCACCGAAAGATCCAGCCAGTTTCTTTGTCCGTGCCGGTCGCGTAGCGCGTCACGTTAACTTCCTACGCCTGCTGGGCGGTATGACTATTTCGTCACTGCCGGATATGGCCCGTCCTATTATGCAGCACGGCCTGCGCTCGGCACTGAAACCCCTCGGCAAGATGATGACGGACATCAGTAAGATGCGTATCGCCAAAGCGGATCTGCGGGAAATGGGGGTAGGGCTGGAATATGCATTGTCCAGCCGGTCAAAAGTGATTGCCGATCTGAATGACCCCTACAGCCGCCGGACATTCCTGGAGCGAGGGCTGGAATGGTCATCACAGAAATTCGGTAACTTCACCCTGATGAACCAGTACACCGATACTATGAAAATGTGGTCCGGGCTTATCACTCAATCCAAAGTGCTGAACGCAGCCAAGGCCGTTGCTGGTGGTAAAAAACTCAGCAAAAAAGAAGTCACCAAGCTGGCGCATATCGGCATTGATGAATCTATGTTGCACCGCATTGCAGACCAGTACAGCCGTCATGGTGAGGATCTGGACGGACTGCTGACCGGACATAGCCATCTGTGGGATGACAGAGTAGTGCGGGAAGCGTTCCAGTCAGCGATACTGAAAGACGTCCGCACCACGGTAATCACGCCTGGTATCGGTGACACACCGCTGATGATGAGTAGTGAGCTGGGTAAAATCGTGATGCAGTTTAAAACTTTCTTCTTTGCCACCCATAACCGCGCGCTGGTATCCGGCATTCAGTCCGGTGATGCCTCGTTTTATTACGGTGCGTTATTGCAGGTCGGGCTGGGTTCGCTGGTCTACGTACTGAAATCCATGATGGCCGGGCGGGAAATAAACACAGATCCTTCCAACCTGGTAAAAGAGGGGCTGGACTGGTCAGGAATGATGGGGTGGCTGGGGGAGCCGAACAACGTACTGGAAAACCTCAGCGGCGGTACCTACGGCATGAGCGCTATGTTCGGCGGTCCACCGGCATCACGCTATCAGAGCCGTAACGGTATCGGCGCATTACTGGGACCGACATTCGACCTGGGCGGCGATATCAAAAACATCACTGCCGGTGTGCTGAATGGTGAATTTGATGATCGCGAAGTGCGATCTGTACGCAAGTTATTGCCTTTCCAGAACCTGTTTTATTTGGCGCCATTACTTAATCAGGTTGAAGAACAACTTAAATAGAGCAGTCTGATGGTTTTATAGAAAATGAAAATAACGGTGTTGATGAACCTGACTCGAAGTCATAATTCAACACCACATTTCTTTGCCTAAACTGATCAAAGTGTATATTTCCACCACCGAAAGGCGCGCAATATCTATTCTCGATATTTTTCTTCGTATAAGACGGCACATCGTGGTCAATCATGTTTGATGACTGTTCGTTCTTTGTTGTATCAACGGCACCAACACGAACAAGAATATCAACAGTTCTATCAGTTGCACTTATATAAGTGACTCTGACGCTTCTATTAATAGCACTAGAAGCGCCAATTAATTCTGGGGTGACAGATTTTGCAAAGTCCCCATCTATTGGTAATGTATAACTCGCCATTGCGGTGCTGGTAATCGAAAGCATTGAAAATAGTACAGCGCTGGATAAGGTTTTCATTATCAATCCAATTGAAAAATATTTGGTATTGATAATACCTGTCTAAGTTAGCGGATGGCTACCACCAATTTAAAAGCACCGGTCTAAACCGGTGCCCGATCACATTATAACTTACTGACAGCGTGTTCTATGTACTGAGCGTGGGTGATGATAGTGTTGATGGTTTTACCCATATCGCACATATAATCTCGGAGCCACATCAGGACGCGCTCTGCTTCTTCCACGTTGTGGCCGTCCCGTTTCAGGTAGGCCAGAAGCTGGTGGAGCGTATCGTCTTCCGGTGACCGTAGAAAGTCATTGAGGATCTGCGAACGTGATTTTTTCGTTTTCGGGAAGCTGTATTCCTGCGCTACCTGCCCGGCAGGGATGAACTCACCTTCGTGAATAGTACGTTGCAGCTGATCCACCAGCGCCAGCAGTTCCTCGGTAGAGGCATTGCGGGGTAATGATTTATTGATCCGACCGGTGCCGCGGTATTTGGTGAAGTAGTTGTCTTCCAGAATCTCAAATACATCCCAGGCGCGATCGGTGTCCAGCATTTTGGCATGACGGGCAGCGCCGCGCTCTGTCCAGAGGATAATGCTTCTGGCGTTCTTTCCGATGATACCGTAACGAGTATCTGTTTTGCAGCCATCAACAGGGTTACTTAAAGTAACTCTGTTCTTAAAATCCTTTAATATTGAACCAGTTAAATTGAAGTAATGCTTGCCTTCGGTAAAGCGATTTCTGTTTCTTGAATGGTTTGTTTTGATATTCTGGATACCGGTTTCATAGACATCAGCGAGTAATTCGGTAGTGATCACTGGCATGTTGTTATGAATGATAGACGGCAGGTGTGATACAGAAATGCTGAGATTAGTCATTTTGACGTCTCCTGTGAGATATTTTTTAAATCACCACCGGAGGTTCCAATCTCTTGGGTGGTGAACTGGACGGGGTTGGAACTACCGGACTCACAGTACCGGCCTACCTCTCGGTAGCCCCGCCCAGCCCACCATTGAAAAGATGTAGCTGTGCTTTGTGCATAAAAAAACCGCTAACGCGGTTATGCGCTGTGAGTATTCGGCGGGGTTCCAATCCCGGCACCAGATTTTGCTGGTGCATATTCACTATGGCGCATAATTTGGGGGTTGTAAATATACCAATTTGGTCATGTTTTTGGAAGGGGGAAATTGTGGGGCATCGGAAGCCTCGTATATTAAGAGGCTTTTTTATCCTGGTTCGCAGCAGGCTGGATAGGGGTTATCACGGCTTTGCGCTGAGGCTGGAGAGAGCCAAGAGAGCTACAGAGTCCGGTCAGTCCGGCAAGTGTAAAAGGCAATGCCATTACATCATCCGTTCTCAGTGGGTTGCCTAAATCCATAAGAATAATGATCAGGAACACGCTGGTTGCGAAGGTTGCTGCGGCATAGATGATATCCATTTTTTGCGGAAGCCTTTTCAGTGAAAAGTTTTCGACGCTCTTATCGAAGTGTTCCCACGCTAAATGAATAAGCAGGTAAAACAAAGACAGGAACAGGTAGAATTTACACAGTTCCTGTACGTTTTCGGGGTGTAGGAAATCAAACATTTTTAATAGGAAATCAAGCATTTTTAAACAGCAGACCGATGAAGAACGCACTCATCACAGCAGACAGGGTTGCCACAGTCGAGATTGTGATAATGGCTGGCACCACATAGGATATAGCACCGCACAGCATCATTGCCGAACCGATGCCGGTAGCCACTGATTTTAACAATGCTCTGATGATATATTCCATGCTTACCTCCAAAATCTAAAATTCTTGAACTGCACTTTGAATTTGCCAAAGCCACTTTTACCAATGCGCGGCAGGATAAAATCCACAGACTCAATCAGGTCATGCTGTTGCGCTGAAAGATGAATAAATTCATGAGCATTAACGCAAGCATGCATTCTTAAGCATATGTCAGGCTTATGCTTTACCGAAATGAGCCTATGCACTCTGCGTAGTTCATTGGTTTTCATTGCGATCTACAAATCCAGTTGACCTTCTAGGTAATCAAAGTATACATGATTCATCTCATTGCCGACAGTTTTTCATGGCATAGAGATAAAATTATCCCTGTTGTGACGTAAAAAGCACCTTTAAAAGGTGCTTAATTATGCGTATATGATTTTTTGTTTATTTATTTAATTCAGCAAAAATAAATTCCAAGTGGGTCTTTATCGTATTTCGCTGCTTCTCCGTGTGTGTAACGTAATTTTTCATCGCCACCAGCTCAGTCATCGGCCCTGATACATCATGACCATCACGATCCATTTCCCGCAGTAACTCCTCGAGCATCGATGTGATAGAAAGCTGTTTAATCCCGTCATTGTCATTTACTTTTTCTGCATAATTTTCAGGCGATTGATACACATATTTCTGTTTCATTTTCTATTCCTATATTGTGCATTATTGCCTTTGTTATCATATCGATATGAAAGTAATTTGTTTATAATTTTGTTTATATTTCCAATAAAAATAAAACCATTATTCCGTATATGGTTTGTTTTGGCTATCCTGTCAGTATTGACCAGGAGAAAAAGCCATGACCGTATCAACCGAACTTAGCCATGAAGAGTACACCGGCAACGGTGTCACCACTGATTTCGACTTCCGTTTCCGTATCTTTGAAGCCAAACACCTCGTTGTGTCCGTAGCCGAACCGGACGGAACTGAGCGCATCCTGACGAACGGCACCGACTACACATTGCGCGGCGTCGGATCATACCGTGGCGGAAAGGTAATTTTAAAAATGCCGCTGGAGACCGGCTGGAAAATCGGTATTGCCCGTGACCTGCCTGCCGTTCAGGAAACCGACCTGCGCAACCAGGGGAAATTCTTTGCCGAGGTGCATGAGGATGCTTTTGACTACCTCACCATGCTGATCCAGAAGTCGCTGGGCTTCCTGTCGCTGTGCCTGCGTAAGCCGAGTTTTATCTCTGATCACTACGATGCCAAAGGCAATAAAATTTCCAACCTCGGAAAGCCGGTAAAAGACGGTGACGCGGTTGATCTTGGTACTATGAAGGAACACGTCAGCGCGAAAGATAAACGCTCTCTGCGTGTGGCTGATAAGGACATACCGGCGCTGCCTGGTGCGGCGGTACGCGCCAATAAGCTGCTGTCGTTCGATGACAACGGGAATCCGGTTGTTATTGTGCCTGAGTCCGGTAGTGCTGCTGATGTGCTGGCTGAATTGGGTAAACCGGATGGATTCGGACTGGTCGGTGGACTGACAGAAAACTACCTTCGTGTGTTCGATAATGTCGCTGCAATGGTAGCGGAGACATCACTGCCACTTGGGGCAACAGTCAAAACGCGCGGATATTACTCCCCTGGTGATGGTGGTGAGGGCATTTACGCAATCACAAATAACCAGCCTGACGCTCTCGTAAACGTCAATCTGGATAACGGACTGACAGCAACGCTGGATGTGACAAACGGCGTTGATATCCTCTCTGTTGGCGCTCAGGCGAATACGGACATCGGACGTATTCTGGTTGGCCTTCAGGAAATTGCAGCAGCAAACACTATCCTGATCCCTAAAATGTCATTTGATTGTAACAGCCAGGTCAAGGTTAAGAAAAACTTCCGTTTTTCTGGAGGAGCTCAGTTAATTAACCGCTCACTACGTAACGATTGGTTTGTATTTGAAAATGATAATATTGAATTCAGTACTGTTGGTTACGGAAATAAGGCAAGAATTGCTGTTGATAATAAACTGACGGGTTGGAACCATGCAGTTGCTTTGGTTCTGGGAAAAAATAACCTGAGAAATTTAGCAGTATGTAATGTAAATCTGGTTGGATGTTATGCGGATTTTTCAGGTACAGGCTTAGAGTTAAGAGCTGATTTAAGCAGAGATGGCGGGCAGGAAACTGACCCTTCACAGCCGGGTCGTAAATGGAACAGCATCTGCTGGAGTAAGTTTAACAACCTAACTTTTGGTTATTGCAATACCGGCTTACGTGTGACGGCTTATCAGGCAAAAGCTAGTGATGTTCTCGGGCCTCATGTTGGTGATGGTGGTTCATGGATAACATCGTGCCAATTTAAGGGCACAAAGATTGAAGGAGTAAAACGAGGTGTTGAAATGTCCTGTATACCTATTAACGCAGGAGCTTACCCATATAATACACAGATAGCTGAAATACAAATTGATTTTGTTCAGCAGTGGATGAACGATTCAAAAGAAGCTGTTTATATTGATAACGCAGGACAGAATAAGATCGAGTTTTTCGCCTGGGATTACAGCGGATATCAAACAAAGCCGGACAAGGCTGTAGTTGTGAAAGGTGTTGACGGCCGGGATAATTATATTTCAGGTAATATGGATCTGAAACATATTTCATTTTCTTCATCTCAGAATACTTACCATTCTCTGTATCGTACATTGGAATATAAATCTGTGCTACATCGCCGTATTTGCGCGATAAAGCATACTGGTTCTGGACGTTATGAAATTGAGCGCGGTTATCACACTCCTGTCGGTGTTAATGGAATATCTGTTTCTTCATCTGATTCTTATGCGTTAGTTCTTGATTATACGCCTGGATTTGATGACGGAATGAACCCCTACGTTATCTGCCAGGATACCAATAATACAAAAGGGTACTCTCTGAGACCATTTTACAACCAGGCTAAAGCATCAGAAGGTAAAGCGTGGTTTTATATCACCAAGGATGGCGGCACAGCGGCATCTCCATTATCAGAGGTACCAACGGGTGCAATTTTTTTCATAGAGATAGTGTGTATCTGATTGATATGGTTTTACCATAAAACCCTATAACGCATTTTTGTTTATCTTTTTTCTGCTGTAGCATCATGGTTATTTAATAATCATGGTGCTACGCAATGCATGAAGACCTCTCTGTAAAAACCACGCTCAGCCTTGCTGCGTTCTTCAGCTACTTTGCCGGGCTGCCTGCCGAGGTGGTGATGGGGTCCCTGATGGGGGCCATCTACTTCATCACCGCTGCCACTGAATATACACTGCTGCGCCGGTCGGTATTGGCACTGGTCAGCTTTATTTCCGGCCTGCTGTTTTTCAGTCCTGCAGCGGCGATGTTCATCAAAGTAACCAAGATATTCGAGATCCCACCTGACGCCTACAGCATCGATAGCATCGACGCCGTAGGCGCTTTTGTATCTGCGTTACTGTCGGTGAAGCTGAGCATCAAAGCGTACCGAAAAGCGGATAGTCCGCAAGGAGGCAATGATGTTTGAGAAAGTTTTGATCATTCTGAATGCCGTCATCTGCTCAGTGATTTTTGTCCGGGTGTTTTCGTTCAGACGAAACGGCCGGCAGCACTGCGCAAAAGGGGCATGGATAGCCTGGCTCATTCTGTCTTATTCCGCGAGTGTGCCGGTGCGGGCCTACTTTGATCCTGTCTATCACGCTGATATCACCAGCGTGATTTCAAATCTTATTATCTGTGCTGCGGTGCTGGTGTATCGCGGCAATGTCATGTCATTTTTTAAAGCGGGGTGATTTATGCCGGAACAGGTTAAACAAAAAATCTTTAAGGATGGTTTCGTTAATACAGGGGCGCGGGGGATCAGGAATAACAACCCTGGGAATATCCGTCACAGCAATTCAAAGTGGCAGGGACTTGCAGCGACACAGCCGGATAGCAAATTCTGTGCATTCATTTCTGCCGAGTTCGGCATCCGTGCGCTGATGAAGCTCCTGCAGACGTACACCAAATACCAGGGTAAACCAAATATCGGCTGCGGTAAGATCGATACCGTGGAAGAAATCATTGAACGGTGGGCACCGTCTGGTGATAACAACCACACAGAGAACTACATTAAACGGGTCTGTAAAGAAACCGGCTTTGGTCGTCACGACTGTTTAAATCTGTATGACAAAGACACGTCACTCGCAATGGCTAAAGCGATTGTAACTGTCGAAAACGGCCAGCAGCCATACGTCGATGATGTTTTTAAACGAGCCTGGACACTTATCTGATGAAAAATATAGCCATTGCACTGATCGCTCTGGCTGTTTCTTTCGCTGCTGGCTGGTGGGCCAGCAGTACCCTGCATGATAACAGGCAGATGAAAGGGCAGATCGCCGGTCAACAGCAGGATGAGAAAGACGTGGCCACAAATATCGAACTGCGCCGGGAGGCAGACGAACGGCAGCAGGTAAGCATCAGGGAATATCAGGATGGAAAAAAGAGTGATACGATACGCACAGAGGCTCTGCTTGATCGGGTGCTTAATCATTTTGACCGCATGCAGCAGCCAGCCGGTACCACGAAAGCAGAAGTTGCAAATCCCGGCCACGCCGATACCTGCCGAATTGAGAGAGACAAAGCCGGTGAACTTTCTCGACAACTACGAAGCACACTTGAAAAGTATGGGCGTGAAGCTCAGCGGGCCGATGAGAATACCCGGCTCCTTAATCTCTGTATCATTGACCTGAAAGCGAAGGAAAAACTGCTCGAAAATTACCGGTGA